GGCAGTATTGCTGGAACTGTATTAATAGAAGATACCATAGAAAGAAGTGCCACAGCAAGACTAGGCAGTAACAAACATTACTATGTAAGTGTCGCACCAACTACATGGTTACAGTATACAGATTTTACGGTTGAACAACAAGCAAGAAACGACAACACAGAAAGCGACACATACGAGAATCAAAGTGTAAAAATTATTGCCGACGCAGGCGACTTTGAATTTATTGTAAGTGCGACAGATTATGCTTACGATTATGATAATTGTTATACTGCTGGTTTCAGTCAAAGTAATGATTGCTTACAGGACGGTAAAAAGTTTACTGTAAGTGTCAGGAACGAGTATTTTACTATTGGTAGAACAGAAGAAAAGGCTGACTACTTCACTGAAGGTGTAAGCACTTATCAAAATGAAAGCAGTAGAGACTATTTTAGAGCAGGAGATACTGTAAACTTATCTAACTTATTACAAGTTACATATGGTGTCGATGGAAGTAAAGAGCAATACATGGAAAGCGAACAGGATAACTACGGAGCATATCTTAGTATCAATGCCGAGTTTGCTTTAAAGTATAACTTTGGTTTTAGAGCAGGCAACAACGATCAAAACGCAATGAGATTTGGTATTGAGAAAGACGCATTCTTTATGAATGTAGGTACTAGTTATAGACGACCAAACTTATACGAAACTGTTGGCGACATTTATGTTGACGGCAATGAAGGCTTATTACCAGAAGAAGGGGTAGGTTACGAAGTAGGTTATGGTGTACTAAGTGTATTCATATATGACTTTGAAGAGTCAATTGAGTATACCCCCGGGTATAACACTATAATGCCTATCGCAAATGCTGTTGACGAAAGCGACGATGTTATAGAGATGGTAGAAACGGCTAGTAGTACTGATGTTTGGACTAACGCAACATATCTTAACTCTGGTAGTTATAAAACACAGGGTGTTAGATTTGCTAACACATGGGGTCCTGTATCGTTAATGTTAAAAATAAACGACACAGATCAAACTAGAGTACCCGAGTATGTTGGTGTCATAACATGGCAACAAACATTTAACGATATTAACTATAGAGTAAAGTATGCCGGACAGTTTGATAGACTTCCTGGACCGTATGACATGCTAGGCGACGGACAACAATTTATGGATGATCTTAAGAAACTTAATTTTTATGCTACAAAAACGTTTACTAACGGTGTTGCTTTAAACTTTAAAGTTGAGAATATCACAGATGAAGAAGTAGAAGTTGTGCCTGGTTATAACAGCGAAGGGCGTGAAATCCACTTAACAGTTAAGTATAACTGGTAATACAATAAATAATAATACAATTTAACAACATTGTAGGACCACAATGACAACAGATAAAATTATTAAAAAGATTATAGGTACTTTCAAAGACCTCCAACAACGTGCTTCAGAAATTAATTCAGCACATCAACAAACAGTCATTGCCACGTGTATCCAAAAAGATAGACGTGGTAAATATGACAGCCTAGGTTTTTACAATGTAAAGACCAAGCGATACGCACTAGTGTTTATCAGAGACTACATTGCTAGAAATGTAAATCATATTCCTGAATTGGAAGAGATGAAAAGTTTAGTTAATGGGTCCATTAAGACACAACGATGACAGATCCACTAACAACTCAGTTTACTAACGATACCCTCGAAGAAGAATTACGCACTATGCTTGTTGAAAAGAACAATGAGAATAATGCTCTAAGAGGTGAAATTGCTATACTTAGACAGACTGTAGCGGAAGAGCAAGAAGCAAAATATAGAGCCTATATTAAGTTTGCGGATATACAGAAAGAATTATCTGTTCTCAAGAATAGTACTGAATAGCTCTGCTTCGTTATAACGTCGGTTATAAGTTTCCTCATTAACCATTGTTTTACCACTAGGTAATTCTGTTTCAGCAAATTCCATAAAGTACGACGGTACTTTGTGGTATTCTAAGTTATTAAGTACTGTTAATAATCTGCTGTTATATACACGTTTGCCCTTTACTTCAAATACTAGCGACACCAAAGCCATCAGTTGATTTGCTGTTAATGGTACTCTTACCTGTTGCTGTATAACGTTGATAGCAACATTAAGATCTGTATTATAAATACTGTTAATAACTGCTTCTAACACACCGTTTTTAAAACTAACGACTGTTATGCCAGTATCAGTGTCCGTTGCTGTAAGAGGGGTGTACGTTGCTGTAGCACCTACTGTAGTGTTGTACAACGAGCTAGTTTGTAATGCGTTAAAGTTGTTCTTAATAACACGTTGTACTCCTGGATCTGTAAGCGGCAATAATTCAGCGTTTCTAAAAGCCATCATATTGTTTGCTACTTCAATTGGAGTTAACTTGTGATTAATTCCCACATACACATTCTCGCCGTCCCTAGTAGGATACACAAACGTGGGTTGTTGTGAAGTAATAAACTCTTTTATACTTGCCTTAAATGTTTTACGGAATTGAAAATTGATTGGTATAATAAATTCTTGAGCATTACCTATTACTTTTTCGTATACCGGCTCTGTAACTCCGTCGACTAATCTATACCCCGTGCCTCTGAATTGTCCTTGTGGCGAACAATAATCAACTGGTCGTTTATCCCTCTTATCTAGTTGTCCTGGTAATAAATCTAACTCAACATTAATCATTGTCTTGACCTCTGAACGGTTTATCCTTTTTAGATCTACTTGGCTCAGGTTGAGGTACTCTTGAAAGAATAGTTTTTATTCCGCCTGTTCCTAACCCTTCCCATGCTGGAATGGACTCTCCTGGGTTTCCTTTACCTAATCCTGTAATTGTCTTACCTTGTATTTGCTTAGATGGTGCTATGGCTGATGGTACAGGGATTGGTAGTAGTTGCGTATCAAATCCAAATAGCGTCATTTTTTTCTTGTTAGTTTTAATATAATCGCCTGGTCTAATTACTGGGATTACTGTTGGTGGTGTTACCTTAGTAGCAATATCAACCAAAGATCCTTCTAGATCAAGTTTTAATTTGCTGTTTATAACAACCTGTGCCTCGGCTCTTAAAGACGATGTGCCAGTTGACTGTAAATAAATGATGCCAGGTATAACTGAATTTTCGTTTGCTCTACCTAATGCGTTTGCTATAATATTTTGTGACTGTATGGATAAAGGTCCCGCTGATAGAAAATCAATAGTGCCGTCTGTTCCTTCTTTAATGCCCATCAAACTTGGCCATGCTGTGAATTTTAAATTTTTACCAATTACGTTAACATTGTTCTGTCCTTCAATATTAACTGTTCCTCTGTTATTGGCTTTTAAAAAGTCTGCGCCAAACATTGGATCCATGTGTGCTAAATCAATATCATCTACCACTCCGCCTAAGCCTCTGCTTTTATCATATGGATGTGGAGCATTGTTGGCCGCCTTTATATTAACGTCCTGGCCTGCTTCGATGTTTACATTTTGATCTGCTCTTAGATTTAGGTCTCCCATTGTTCTAAGGTTAATACTGCTTTTGCCAAATACATCTATGTTACCGTCGCCATCTATTTCAACATAGCCTGTGCCTTTTTTATTTACTATGTAAATGATGTCATGTGTATCATTTAATAATAGTTGCATTCCTTGGCCTGTACGCAATCTAATTAAATTGTTTGTATCGTTGTCATCCATAACAAATTGATGTCCTGGATTACGTTTTCCAGGGTCACCGTCTTTACGTGAGCCCGGTGTTAATATTCCAAACACCTCTGAGTTGTCTTCTCTTCTTGCGCCACTGGTACTTTGACCTCTTACGAAATCATCGCCTAGGCCTTGATAAAATAAATTGTCTGCTAATTTTGATCTGGGTCTTTTTGCGGATTTAACTTCAACATCCGCTCCCTTGTTAGTGTATTTTACATTATGACTTTTTACGTCGTTGTTTATATTTATTTCAGCAGACGGATTTGGTCCTTCTCCGGTATCACTTGCTGGTATACCCGGAACCATAAAGTTTCTATAATTATGAAATAAACATGAAAGTATAACTGGTTCTACTACGGCGTTGATCATTATTAACCCTACTACAACCTGTGTGCCCGGATCGGGCGGTCTCATCCACATACCGTAACTGGTTTGTGTAGCACCTTCTGATGTTTCGTCAGCGTTGGAACCTAACTGTGTAGCACCAGCAAATGGTGATGTCCAATGACAATTAAATAATGCTTTGAGTGATGTGTCATTGCCTGTAATATCAGGTATATGAACTAGCATTTTTCCCATTCTGGTTGCGTCAATTGTTTGATGTATTACACCAAACCAAAGTTGTTTAGTTCCAAGTTTATCTTGATATTGTTTTTCTGTTTTTGAAATACTAGGCATAGTGCTATTTATGTATCGACCAGAGCATCAAGCATATCATCTGAAAGACTATTGCCTTCCTTATTAATATTGGGGCCTGCTACTTCTTTGCCATCTACAAAGACTGCTTTGTTTGGTGCTGTATTCATTTTAACAGACTCTAGTTGTTGTGTAAATAAACCTCCAATAAACTTATTAGTAACTTTAACTACCATATAGTAACCCGTGTAGGACATATCTATTGTGGTCATTTCTATTTTACCCGAGTGCTCATTGATGTCGTCTTGGTATGTTTCGTATTCTTTTGGAAACACATATCTAAAAGCAAGAAATACAGAACCCGCATCATATGGTGCGCCATCAATCTCTGTGCGTGAAGTTAGAAACTCAGGCTTCCATCCCCCTCCTTTCCTCATTAATGACTCAGTAATAGGGTCGCCATCAATACCTGCTTGATATTCGCTGGCAAAATTTCGTCTACCTAACCAATAAGGGTCACCTTTAACATCCAATGTGAGTCTGGCTAAGTAGGGTATGCCTGTTTTGCCATAACTTAATGCTGTGGTCGTGTAATGTTGTTTAGGTGTAGTGTCTTGACTTAATTCATCGCCCGAGTTTGCCTGACCGGGCAAACCTATCGATTGACTGTCTCCGGAGTAGAGCTCATCCGTGCTAAAGTCAAATTCTTCTAAATATTGATTTTGATCTACGGAAGTTGTGTCATATGTAAGTGCGCCAAATAAATCCGGATTTGTCCCCGGTGTTCCAAAACCATCAGGTATTGTGGAATTGGCAACATCTTCAATATCGCTTAATATATTGTCAAATTCACCTAGCCCAGGTATATCATTGGCATTCAACGTCAGGCCTGTGGCGTCGTTGATATTATCTACAAGTCCGCCAATGCCGTCTCGAACATTACCTATGGCAGAGCCCAACGATGATTTAAAATTAAACGGAGTCATGGACTCAGTAACTATTTTTCCTATTTTCTTTGTGAGTAAATTAACACCGCCATTTATTCCGGATGCTAGTTCTCCTGCCGCACTTTCTACTGCTTTTTGCAAATCTTGTATGTCTGTAAATAATTTATCGATGGTTTGTGTTGCTTGAGTAATGGCCTTGCCTTTGGCAAATACTGCCTGTGGTGACGCTGGTAGTCGTTTGTTACCGGATCTTAAATTTGCGGCTACTCCTGGTCTCATTGCCGCTAAACCTTCAATAAAGTCAACTGCGTCTGTTCTAGCACCGGTTACTATGTCTCTTAAGTCATTGCCTAATGTCTCAAAGTGAGCAAGTACACTTTCCGCATCAAAGGCACCTTTTGTAAGTCGGTTTGTTGTTTTCTTTTTGCCGCTGGCTATCTCTTTTAAGGATCTGGCTTGTGCCGGAGCATCCTTGTATGTAGGTGACATTCCGCCATATTCAGGAAACAAAAATACTTGTCCAGTTGGGAAAGTGATATCTACATCTTGTATTTGATCATTTAAACCAGTAAACATATAATCATATTTCTTAACAATGCCCCATCTGTCAATTAAGGCTTTGGATTTTTCTTCCTCAGTGAGAACCTTTTGCGAACCAGTTTGTACACCTGCTTGTTTTAATAGATCTATAGTGTATGCAATGTTATAAGCCGGTCCGCCTGTTGTTACTGTGTAACCTCCTGCTTTAGCCACTGGAGCCATTTGTATTTTTGGTGAGAATATGTCGGCCTTGGGGTCTTTTGGTTTGCCTATGTCACTCTCTTCGTTAGTAAATTCTCTATCTGTTACTAGAGAACAAAATTTATGATTCAATCCTAATATGTCTGTTATACACGCTTTGATTGATCTACCTTTTTTTAATGTCATGACATGGTGCAGTTTTGTTTCTTCTTTGGATCCGGTACCATCGTTATCTGCTTGTTCGCTGGAGCCAACTGCGTCTGTGACTGGTGTTAGTTTTCCTGGATCAATCGGCAGGACGGCGGCATGCCATTTGGGTTTGCCTTTATCGTCGAGCTCTTGCTCCATCTTTTTATCTTCTTCATATTTTGAACCTAGGTCTATCTTTATAACATGCGACCTTTGTTGGGCATCTGCCGAATCAGTATCAGCAATATGTAATCGTTGTACTATGTCGCGGTTTACCTGCCCTTCTAAGTCCTTCAATAGTTCCGTGGTATCTTTGCCTTTAATAGTAACCTCTTTAGCAAGCCGACGTGTTTCAGGAATAAGTGTTGCTCCAATATTGTGTATTGAGACCAGCCTAAAATTATATTGTGTTCCTTCAGTCTGCGGATTAAAATCAAAGTTTGTTAAGTAACACGGGTAGACATATTTGCCAATTACATTAAATTCTTGTTCGTCATACTGCTCGCCAATTGGCTTATGTCCTATTAGATCTACTTCTAACAAATATGGTAAGTCCAGTGGTCCTTTATTTTTTGAGTCGCCGTATAGTTTTTCAAATGTATTTCCGTTGGCTTCGTCTATTTCTTTTAATTTATTATATCCCATGTGCATTAAATGAATTAAACTAGAACCCTGTGGCTCTAGAATTTGGAAAGTTGCCTGGGTGGAGTATGTTAGAGAAGATGTAAATGTACTACCGTAATTGTCGGTGACTGACTCAATGGTTAAATTATCAATATTAAATTTTGTTGTTACGCCTGTTTGGGCAATAATTACTCTCTTGGCATCTTTTCTTGCCTGAGATCCTAAAGTGAAATTGCCAGAATAATAAAAACTCATTGGCATCATACTAAATGTCAAGTTATATGTGTAACTTTCATATTCGTCTAATATGTTATGTTGAACATTATCGTTACTAATGTATATAGATTTTAGGGTATTTTCAGGATCGGTATTTGTAGGATCGGCCATGTTAGTTTCTCGCTAAACGTTCGATGGTCTGAGGACTTGGTGCCTTGATTGAAACTCCTGGTTTGAAATCATTTATTGGATCTTTGATAATATTAACATTTCTTAAACTAAACACCCACCAAAAATCAACAGAACCATATAGATCATATGACAGTAAGTCTGGTCGCATATTATATTTTTCTGATAATGTTATAGTCGTGTCGCTGATGCTTTCTTTAATAACAGGCAACTTATTATAGTTTAGACCTGTATAAAAAGACTTGTTTGGTGCGTTTTTTAAGAAACTGTTTTTCGAATATGGCATTAAATAAATCCTATGTTATGTCCTTTCCTCATTGCGTCTAAATCAAAGTCTTTTCTAACTCTACGCGGTGAGTATTGTACTTGTAAGTTAATTGTGAATTCAACATCAACAGGCATATATGTTATATTAGCATTGTCGCCAAACGCACTAGCAAAACCTTTGCCGTCTTCCATGTTTGACATTGAGTGTTCTATTGGTACCATGTCTACATTGTTACCTATCAGCATGTTAAAGTCTGTGAGTATCACTGGAACACGATCAAACCCAAATGGGCCTAAGTATGAAAATTGTAGTACTGGCGGTGGTGCGCCATTTGTTCCTGTCTTGACTGCTCTTTCGCCAAAATCAGATTGTGTTAAAATGTTAAAAAATCGATATGCCGCTAACATATATTGACCATCTTCTTTTGTTCCTGCTGTAAATGTTGCGATAAGAGGAATAACCGGAGGACTCGAATTAACATACGAGTAGATCGGAAAGTTGGCACCCTTAAATTCCATGGAGGCATAGTTTGCACTTCTTGATAGGAATATGTTAGGGGTATACGGAAATACAACACCGCGATTTTTCTTTAAAGGATTCAGAACGTCTTTTTTACTGTCGTCCTTTTCAAAGAATGTCTCGGCATTCTTTTTATATAATTGCAAACGTGCTCGTTGGTCAAACGTATGTGACGCATGGTCGTCGTTTGGGTTAGTCGTTGTTGGTGGCCCGAATCCCATTATAATCTCCTATTTTACATAATGTATTTATCAGTTTCAATAAAACTGCCGTTAATTCCTAAAAGTGGATAATTATACTTGACTTCCGAAAAAAACAATGTATAATACATTAAATGGAGATTACATACAATGGCACAAAAATACTTAAACAATAAAGACTTATTAGCAGAGATTCATAAAAGTAAAATGAGTTTTACATGGACGAAGTCTACTCAGTACGATCGACCCGACATTATCGTCGACGACGTCAATGATATTACTACGGCAATATTCGATCAAGCAAAACAAAACAAAGCAGGACGCATGAAAGATTTTGCGTATCAGGCCGCGGTTAAAGACTACAGTGGGCCGGCTAATAAAAAACCTAAACAAAAAGAGTTTTTAGTCGATCCTGTTACTATCCCAGATGAGGATGTTACTGTTAGGGTTATGGACATGGAACACATTCCATTAGAGCCAGGCAGAAAAAAGAATCCTAGGAACGAGGCTGAAACTAAAGCAAAGTGTAACTTTCCGGCATTTAAACATTATGCTAAAGTTGACGGAGAAATAACTGAAGTTGCTAGAAGTCACTGGAAAGGCGGTCTTAAGAGTGGTAAGTTTTCTGTACAGCACGGAAGTATCACAAACGAATTAGGCAAAATGTATCTTAAACTAGTTGAAAGATATAGCCAAAGAGCAAACTGGAGAGGCTACACTTACATTGATGAAATGAGAGGTCAAGCACTTTTACAGTTAGCGATGATTGGGTTACAGTTTAATGAAGCAAAGTCGGACAATCCGTTTGCTTATTATACAGCCGCAATTACAAACAGTTTTACAAGGGTTCTTAACATTGAAAAAAGAAACCAAAACATCAGAGACGATATCCTTATTGACTCTGGACATTTGCCAAGTTACGGAAGGCAAATAGCACACGAAAATGCGATGAAAGAACTCAGAAAAGCAAATTCGGAGAGTGCTGAAAAAAATGACTGATAACTTATTTGATAAAGCCGCAGTTTTTACAGATATACATTATGGCTTAAAACAAAATAGCCATCAGCATTTGAAAGACTGTAGCAATTTTGTCGACTGGTTCATTGTTGAAGCAAAACTTCGCAAAGCAGAAACTTGTTTTTTCTTAGGCGATTGGCATCATCACAGAGCAAGTATTAATATTGCTACTATGAATGCTAGTCTAAGAGATCTTAAAAAACTCAATGACGCATTTGACAAAGTATATTTTATTACAGGCAATCATGATTTATATTACAGAGACAAACGAGAACTCAATAGCATAGAATTTGCTCGTGACCTATCTAACTTTGTTATGGTGGACGACATGTTTGAACAAGACGATGTTGCTATTGTGCCTTGGCTAGTTGGCGACGATTACAAAACAGTTGCTAAGATGGAATGTAAGTATATGTTTGGTCATTTTGAATTGCCGTTCTTTAAAATGAATGCTATGATCGAAATGCCGAACCACGGTGGCATTCAAGCATCAATGCTGGATAAACCAGATTATGTATTCACAGGACATTTTCATAAAAGACAGTACAATAGTAATATACATTACATCGGTAATGCGTTCCCGCATAATTACGCAGACGCACAAGACAATGACAGAGGGTACATGTTCCTTGAATGGGATAAAGAACCTATCTTTGTCAATTGGCCTGAATGTCCAAAGTATGTTACATGTGGATTAGTAGAACTAATTGACGACCCTGCTAAGTTTCTAGATGCTACAACGTATGCTAGAATTAAATTAGACGTTGATATCAGTTATGAAGAAGCATCGTTTATTAAAGAAAACTTTATGGACAAATACAAGTGTAGAGAAATACAACTTGTACCTGTCAAAGAAGTTGAAGAAGAGTACGAAGCAGGTGAAATACATTTTGAAAGTGTGGAACAAATAGTTGTGAGTCAGTTACAGACAATTGAAAGCAACACAATAGACACAGACAAACTCATCAACATCTACCAAAACTTATAATATGCTAAACATAAAAAACATCAGTGTAAAGAATTTCATGAGCGTCGGAAATAACGTCCAAGGCGTTAGGTTTGATGATAAGCACTTAACCTTAGTGCTAGGTAATAACTTAGACCTAGGTGGCGACGGTAGTAGAAACGGCACAGGCAAGACTACTATTATTAACGCACTCAGTTATGCTCTTTACGGAGAAGCATTAACAAACATTAGGCGTGATAACTTAATTAACAAAACAAATGCCAAAGGCATGATTGTATCATGTGACTTTGAACTTAACGGTAAAGAATATCGTATTGAAAGGGGCAGGCGTCCTAATGTGTTACGATTGTTTGTTGACGGTTCTGAACTAGAAGACCAAGAGCAACAAGGCGACAGTAGAGAAACACAAAAAGAAATAGAAAAAATTATTGGCTTTAGTCATCAAATGTTTAAGCACATTGTAGCATTAAACACTTATACTGAACCATTCTTGGGTATGAAAAACAACGATCAGCGAGAAATGATCGAGCAGTTACTTGGCATAGAAGAACTGTCGCAAAAAGCGGAAATACTTAAAGACAAACAAAAGGATACTAGAGACGGTATCAAAGAAGAAGAAATGCGTATTAATGCTGTAAAAGACAGCAACGAACGTATGGGCAAGAACATTAAAGAATTAGAAAGTCGCAGTAACGCATGGGAAAGAAACAAAGACATTAAGTTAGGCGAAATGGCATCTGCTCTAGAGCAGTTAAAAGAAATTGATGTTGACAGTGAAGTAGCAAAACATAACCAGTTAGTTGTTATCAAGGACCATGAAGCAAATTTAAATATATTAGCAAACAACTTATCTAACACACAGAACTCTTTTAAAAGAAGTACAAGCAAATTAAGTGAGCTAGAAGCAAACTTAGTAAAAGCAAAGGAAGGAGTGTGCCCTACATGTGAACAAGGTACAGCACATTTAGACACACATGAAGTATACACAAAAGAGTTAGAGACCAAGATAGCAGAAGAAAAAGAATACTTTACTGGTTTAACTATTAAAGAAGAAGATTTAAAAGACGGTATTGGATTACTTGGTCCTGTAGAGGATCGTCCAAGTACATTCTACAAAACATTAGAAGAAGCATTAACACACAGAAATAATGTTGATAACTTAATTGAAAGTACTAGATCAAAGCATAGCGAAGAAAATCCATACATAGATCAAATAGAGTCTATGAAAAATACAGGCATACAAGAAGTCAGTTGGGATTTAATTAACGAACTTACTGCTCTTAAAGACCATCAAGAGTTTTTATACAAACTGCTAACAAGCAAAGACAGTTTTATTAGAAGACGTATCATTGATCAAAACATTGCTTACTTAAATCACAGACTAGCACATTACTTAAATGAAATTGGCTTGCCGCATGATGTCAAGTTTAACAGTGACCTAAGTGTAGAGATTACAGAGTATGGTAGAGACCTAGACTTTGATAATTTAAGCAGAGGTGAGCGTAACAGACTTATACTAAGTTTAAGTTGGGCATTTAGAGATATTTTTGAAAGTCTTAATCATCCAATGAACTTCTTGTGTATTGATGAGCTCATTGACAGTGGCTTAGATGCTACAGGCGTAGAGAACGCACTTGGTATACTTAAGAAAATGAGCAGAGAGCAAAATAAAAATATATTCCTTATTTCGCACAGAGAAGAATTAAGTGGTAGAGTCAATGATGTATTATTTGTGATTAAGGAAGGAGGCTTCACTAGTTACAACACCGACACGGAGTATGTTAATGCTCAGTGATTGGTTACATAATAACAACGTAGTAGATACCCTCCCCGAAGACTGCGAAGCATTTGTATACCTAATAACTAACAATACCAACGACAAAAAGTATGTTGGCAAAAAGTTAGCAAAATTCAAAACAACAAAACCTCCACTAAAAGGCAAAAAGAATAAAAGACGCGGTACCAAAGAATCAGACTGGCGTGAGTATTGGGGCAGTTCAGATAATTTAAAAGAAGACGTTTTAGCACTCGGGGAAGATAAATTTACTAGAGAAATTTTGTACTTTTGTCCTAGCAGGGGTGTTGCTAGTTATATAGAGGCAAGAGAACAGTTTGAAAGAAAAGTGTTGCTCTCAGATGAGTACTACAATGGAATTATCAACGTTCGTATTGGTGGTTCAAAAATCTTACGTGAAGGTCTTAAAGAAGACTCAAAAAATCCAGATACATAAACTCCACCTTTTACCAGAAACTATTTCGCTTAATGCGTGAGTGCTATTACCTGAAAAAAGTATACCATCGCCTGCTTTTAGTTTTACCGGCTCATTCTTAATAGAAAATTCTCCGCCCTCAAACTCATCATTAAGAGTAACACATATTGAATACTTAGATGGATCTTTATGTGAGCCACAACTTTCGCCAGGAAGATAATAATTTGCGTAGAAATTATCTTTGTTTGATACGGTGTATGTTTCTGATTCTATACTTACTGGTTTAATTAAACTGCTAACATGTGCCGCTGAATCCTGTTCTAATCTTATTCGGTGGGTGTTAAAAGTTTTATGTGTTTCGTTCCAGACAGCATCAGTCCAGTGGCCAGGTGCTAGTGTAGTACCGCCAGGCATGTGATGTGAATCGTCTGGTAACTGGTTTATGATGTCAGCACACTGATCGCTAGTTAACATGCCGTTTATTATAATAGGGTCCATGCTGTTATTTATGATAAGGGTAACTCACAAAATGTTTGACTCAACGTTGAGAAACGATAACTAATTACTGAAGAACACAAAAAACACGGCACACACAGACGCTAAGTCTAACTCGCATTACGGCACCCACATAGGACTATACACCCGCCCCAACAGAGGCATTGAATATCTGGCTCCTCGACAATCCGGTAGCCCCGGTGCGAGAATTGGAGATGTATAGCGGCAAAGATACAAACAAACGACAAACAGTATTAGAAGAATGTAGGCACTGAGAAAAAGCAACCTACAAGTTTGTGTAACAGAACTCTACAACGTTATACAGACTTCCGTGAGATTCGAGACGGTAGTGTATGGGGACAGAAGGCTCACCGGTTCCTAGTAGCACCCGAGTTAGAGATGGTAATGGTTCACTTGATGACACCTGACATGCTTCTCCTTGCTTAAGGAGAATTATGGCTCAAGTTACTTGATAACTTAAATGTTTTAAAAAATTGCAAACAAAAACTATCATGAAACGAAGTGAATGAAGTTTGAAGTTGGCAAAGACACGAAGTGTCTAATAAAGTAAACATATAAATATAGATATGATTCCAGTACAAGATAATTGGTTACACATAAAACATAAGTTTATAGATAGTTGTGACTTAATAACCAACAGCACTTACGCAGATAACTTACAACGGTTTAAACAACTAGGGTTATTCAAACTACTCTTGCCTACAAGCATGGGTGGTATAGATGGACATGTACAGGACTTTATAGAATGCCAGTTAGCAGTGAGTAGGTGTTGTGTCGAAACAGCAAATAAATTTTTTAGGTGTGCGAGTGCTCCTTACTTGTTAAACAAGTTTGGCGAGGACGTATTACAGGAAGTCTACGGTACTGATAATGAAGCACTAGTGCTATTGTATCCGGGAGACATAGATAGTGCAAAGACTATGAATGTAGATCCGGAGTACGATTGGATTATTGTACAGGACGATGACCGTTACTGTTTACTTAATGTGGCTGATAGAAATTTTGAGCCGGAGCGGTATACCATAACCCTTGCCCATGCCGGCATAATGATACGCAATGAACTGTCATGGTTTCAGTTCTATAATAGAGTGCTTACAACGTCTGCTATTGGTGGCCTGGAACATGTAGTAACATTAACACAGAACACCGGCGACAACGGCTTATACGCAGTCTTAGGCATGGTATTAAGCGAGGCCGACGAGATGAGACTTGTACTACACAGGAATATCAATCACGCATTGCTACACTTACAACAAGACGAGCAAGTACCTATGTACGATAGGGTAAAATACAAAGTTCAGAGTGCCAATGCGTACAATAAAACACTGAATTATCTAAAAGAAGTCGGTAAATTAACCGATAACACAGAGGTCGGACACATAATAACACAGGTGGAATCAATGGATATCGAGCATTTAAACAACTTAAATGAGGATTATAAAGGGTATATTAGGTTTCTTAATGGCAATGACGAGCAGGATTTATACTTATAGTTACATCTGCTCTTGTTTCATTTCGTTTTTACCGCCTGGATTCTTTGCTTTAACAAACTCTTCAAAACTATCCATAACTCCACGTCTAGTATCACCGTCGATACTCCACGCTTCTGCTAATGTAATGGATCCTTCTGTATATATAACCAAGTCATATACACCTCTAGAAATTAGTTCCGATTGCTCTTGGAGTAATCCCAAATAGTCCCTGATGTCTTCAGGTTCTGCTCTATTTAGGAAGTTAAGAAAAAACTTACTGGGTCGAAGTCGAGTGGTACTTCAAATGGTTCGTCACATTCTTCGCAATTTGCGTTGTATGTTTTGTTAATACCGCCGTTGTTAATTTTGCCTACTGCTTCAGTAATTTCTCTACCAACATTTGCGTCAACATTATCAATGAAGTCTAAAATCTCTTTGAAATCTTCAACATGTTCTTCGACGTCGGGTATCTTTATATATTTAACACTATTAACAAGTACACTATAATTAAAGTTAGCCATTTTTTCAAACGCATTGCCAATGTCTTTAATTCGTTGCTCTTCGTTATCTGCTTCTTCGTTAGCAATTCTACCTAGTAGGTTTGCTTGTTCGATCATGGATTTGGCAGTTTGAATAGCATACAAGTAGTTTGCTGGCTTTACACCAATAGTTAAACCGTTTTGTAAACCAAACTCAGTTAAATCCTCAATTGGTTCGAAGTCTTGGACTGCTAAACCTAGATCAACATCAAAAGACATCTCATGCTCACACTTTTCGCATTTATGATCAACTGTGAGTTGTTTTTTTGATTCTGATGCGGCTCTAATTGCTACTAATAGCAGTTCCATGTCAGGAGCAATAATTTCTTCCGGCTTTTTAATGCTGGGTACACAACTTTTAACCAATCTAATTACAGCATCGCCGTTAAGTAATGCGTCTGGGTTGCGAACAATTAAGTCGTCTTTCGGTGTCATTGCTAACACTGGTAACTCATTGGTCTCTGGCCAGTCAATTACATCGCTGTCGTAAAAAGCACCACCGCTTGGTAGGCCTACATATAGTTTAGGGGATCTATAAAAATCCTGTAATGTGTTCTTTGCTGTCATTCTTTGCTCCATTATAACATATTTTAATTATATCGATAAATACTTGTAACGAGATATACTCTATGTTAGAACTATTTATCTATCATAAAGTACATGGTTAATAGGAAAGTGAATCTATGGCACAAGGTAAAGCACCACAGGATTTTAAAGGTACTGCTTCAGGAGGCGGTAACGAGTATAGTATTACCTTTACTGGACCTGATTGGGCCAAGGAAGCCACGCAGGCTTTAATTAATAAAAAATTAGGTTCCATAGATAAAAAACTTAATGCTAAAGGCGGTTTAGGCGCAATGCTGAAAGCGGCATTAGACAACAACACTGACGCAATAAAAGATTTAAAAGGTCAACAGACAAAAGATAACAAAGGCGACAACACGTCGCAAGACGAAACTAAAAAACATCAAAGCAAGACCCAAAAAGCCGCAGATGATTTATTTGATGCTACAATGAGCAATGCTCAGGCATTAAAGGATCTGGGCAAACTGTCTAATCAAGGCAAGGCGGCCGATTCAGGCATTGGCGGATCATTGGGTGACTTGGCGACTAAGCGAAGTTTTCTTGGCGTGTTCATGAATGGGATTGCTGGCGCAACTAAGGCTGTTTATCAATTTGCTAAAGGTATTCTTGGTGTAGCAACAACTCTTACTCTTGCCATAGGTAGACAGATTACCAAAGTGTTAAACTTGCTTAATGACAGTTTGACAAACGGAACAGCAGGATTAGTTGGCGCACTTCAAAAGAGTTCAGTTAATATATCAGCAGAGGCCAGTAGAGCAGGATTAGGTTTGCGAGAATTTACAGAAGCATTAGAGCAAAACTCGGAAGAAATTATGGTATTAGGTGCCAAGGGATATGCCAGTCTTCGAACAGCAACAATAGATACAGCAAACGGTCTTTTTGAACTAGGATTTGCAAACGAAGAAGTAACCAAGTTACTGGGTAGAGAAATATCAATAAGAGCCAGAATGGGTATGCGATTAGAACATGGCGGCGACGAGCTAGCCAGAGACATTGTTTCGGTAGCAGGTGAACTAAGAAGAATCGGAGCAGTAGCAGGTATTTCTGCTGAAGCATTATATGATGCGTCAAAATTAAGCGACGAAACTAATACACTGATAGCCGCCAGAGCAAGAAATTTAGGCGATGATGGTATATCGGCATTACAGACAAGTATAAGAAAATTAACTATTAGAATGGCAGGACTATCGCCAACGTATGCTAATGCTATAACTGAGCCGTTAGTGAATGCTATTATAACTGGAGCAGTTGGTCTTGATGAAGGCTTTACAGACCTTGTAACTGTATTCCCTGGATTGGTCAGTTCCATGAGCATGGCGCAACAGGATATAGCCAACAGTGGAGAAATAACTGACTCTACAATTACTGATATAATGGAAAACTTACGCACTACTAGTGACGATGAGTTTGATAGAGCAAAACAAATGGCCTTAATGACAAGAAACCAAACAGCCATACTGGCAGTAAACTTTGCCAGTGAAGCAAGAGCAAGAGATTCATTATTTAATAACCTAAACGACCAAGGGGTCACCCTAAGAAACTCAGCAATAATATCTGGACAAGCAAGTATATTCTTTGATATGCTGAAAGCACCATTAGAAAATGCCATGTCAACATTTATGTTTGGATTCTTAGGGGTATCAAATTCGGGTAAAGATATGAACCTGGGTGTAATGGTATCTAAATTTGCAACACTGGCTACGGACTTTGTTCACCAACTACCAATAATTGGGGCAGTATTAGAAAAAAATGGCTTCATTAATCAGTTGAATCAGACAGTTAATGAGTTCTTTGCCAAAGACGCCACACAAGGAGATAAAGCAGACGCAAGAAAGCAACTGCAACAGATAACTGTGCAATTAATTGAAGATTTAGGCGCAGGCTTTGGCCAAGTAATATTGGATGGTACTGTTGCAAGAGAGATATCTACCTTCTTTTCAAACTTGATGGACCAGATTTCTATTCAAATATACGAGTCAACCGGCATGGGCGCCAAAACAGCGGCAATGGCTTACATGAGAGCGGGCGACAAAGACTCGGCTTTTTCAGTCGACTCATGGGGATATGACGCTGGTACTGTAATAGGAGAAGCAATCGAGGATAAAATTAGTAGGTCTAGAAAGAAACTATCCTCAAACTTAGGTGTGGACGACTCCGATGCCGCATCATTCCAAGCCACATATAACAACGGTGAAGAATTATTTAGTGCTTCACTCAAACGAGATAAGGCCAAGTTGATGAAAAAGTACAACTTATCTGAAGATGACTTTGTATCTATTGCTGAAACCTATGATGCAAGATCCGAGGTGTTAAGACAACTTTTGATTGACGCAGGATACGATTTCGCCGAAACCACCTCCATGTTAAAAGACGGTGCGAAATTTGCAAACCTGATCGATGGGGGACGTAAAATCTTTGGCGGCCCAGATGAGATGGACCAAGGCCTAGCACAACTGATAGTGGAGGGAGGCCGCGGACTTTTTGATAGCCTTTCCGGGTCCGGGTCGCCGGCTACTCGGTTTGATGGCACCCATGTAGACTCCCCCTCTGCGATGAACAGAGTCTCGAGAAACTTAACAGGCAAGGGTGCGACATATGGTGAACAAAAATTCTTCAAAGACCTAGTCGTACAACTGAACGCAGACAAAACCCAAAACTTTGATGCCACAGACGGTATTAACAAAGAAGAGAAAGATCTGTTAACGCAAAAGTACAAAGAATTCTTAGAAGACAACAGGAAGATGCTTGGTGATCAAGCATCTAAGATTGATGATTTAATTAATTCAATGAATGGTCTTCGGCTAACTTTAGACACCGATAACGCAAACACTTAATAGCCACATCATATTTAAACCACAAAGGTTGACTTCATATGATAAATATAGTATTATATAACAGTAAACTTTGGAAGAATAGATATGAGTTGGAAAAAATACTTTAACCCCGTAGAAAATAGTGCATTGCCGGCAGGCGTTGCTGGAGACAAGTCAGGTAATGCTGATATGTATGCCAGTAGATATAGCAGTTGGTTACCTGAGGTTTATCAGGGATCACCAGACAGGGTTATGCGATACTATCAATATGATGCGATGGATAGAGATTTAGAAGTTAATGCCGCACTAGATATTATCTCAGAATTTTGTACACAAGAAGATGACGATACAAAATTACCATTTTTAATTAACTACAACGACCAACCCAGTTCACCAGAAGTAAAAGTTATACAGCAAAGTTTACAGAAGTGGTGTAAACTAAATGAATTACCAAGACGTATATTTAAAATATTCCGTAGTACAGTTAAGTACGGCGACCAAGTATATATCAGAGACCCACAAACTAAAAAACTATATTGGGTCGATCCTTACCAAATTGAAAAAGTGTTAGTAAACGAAAGTAACGGTAAAAAGATAGAACAGTACTTTATCAAGAACTTAGATTTACATTTAAAAGATTTAGCGGCAACCAGTGTATCACCTAACTCACAGAGACCATATGGTTCAGGTGCTATAATGAGTGACTACACTAACCCACAAGCCAGCTCAGGATTTAAGAGCAGTAGTTCCGGCTTTGGACCAGACTCTAATAACGCAGTACCAATTGACGCACAACATGTATTACACATAAGCATGAGCGAAGGCATGGAAACAACTTGGCCTTTTGGTAACAGTATATTAGACCCTGTGTTTAAAATCTTTAAACAAAAAGAATTATTAGAAGACGCTATTATTATTTACAGAGTTCACAGAGCACCTGAAAGACGTGTGTTCTTTATTGACGTAGGTAATATGCCACCACACAAAGCACAACAGTATCTAGAACGTGTTAAGTATGAAGTACAACAAAAACGTATTCCTAACAAAACAGGTGGTGGACAGAACGTAGCAGACAGCAGTTACAATCCAATGAGTATGTTAGAAGATTACTTCTTTGCTCAAACGGCAGACGGTCGTGGTAGTAAAGTTGATACTTTACCCGGCGGTGATAACTTAGGCGAAATAGATGATTTAAAATTCTTTAATAATAAACTTATTAGAGGATTAAGAATACCAAGCAGTTACTTACCTACTGGACCAGACGACGGATCAGCACCATTTAACGATGGCAAGGTTGGTGTAGCATATATTCAAGAATATAGATTTGCCAAATACTGTGAAAGACTACAAAGACAGATTATTAAAAGTTTAAATCAGGAATTTAAAGTATTCCTAGCCGCAAGTGGTGTAACAGTTGATAACAGTTTGTTTGACATAACATTTACAGATCCACAAAACTTTAGTTCTTATAGAGAACTAGAATTAGACCAAGCACGAACACAGTTGTTTGGTGCGTTAGAAGGAATCCCTTACTTAGCAACACAGTTTAAACTCAAGAAGTACTTGGGATTAACAGAAGAAGAAATTGCTAGAAATGAAGAACTTTGGGCGGAAGAGAATGCTGTAGACATAGACGATTTAAGTTCTGATACTACATCATCTGATCTACGACAAGTTGGCGTAAGACCACAACCAGGCGTAGATGTAAGTATGGCGCCAATTGATATGGGTGCCGCAGAGCCAGGACTAGGCGAAATGCCCGACGGTGGCGACGCAGGCATGGATGAGCTAAATACATTAGGTGGAGGACCAGAAGTATAATGAAAATAATGGAATTTTATGAACCAGCACATGACGAGATTCAACAACGTCATAAGACTGATACAAGAAAGAAAATGCTTAGTCTGGAAGAAGTTGGAAAACTTAGAAAGATTAGAGCTCTTAAACAATTAGAATCTGAGAAGCACAAAAAACTTGCTCAGCAAATGTATAGAAAGCCAGTCGATGATGGCGGCGGATCTGGCTTAATCTAAAGCCGATGAAGACACTAGTTGTCTGCGGTTGCAGTTGGAGTAGCCGAGACCCGGTATATCCTAACTTTGAATACGGTTACCTAGTAGCAAGAAAACTAGGCTACAATTATATCAACTTAGCAAGATGTGGAATGAGTAACTTTGGTATACGGTTACAAATTGACTATGCTTTAAAACACCTAAACCCAGACTTAATGATTGTTAACGCCACAGGTGTTAATAGATTTGAGATACTCAAAGAACTAGATAACAAATACGACCACAACAAAGGGTACGATCAAGTTTGCTTTGGCGATTTTGACTGGGATCACTTTGATCATGAACATCACATTAATTTTGACAAAACATATGACCCACAGATTTGGTGTGATAGCATTTATACTGTTATTAGCCAAGAAGCAAGGCGTTATCAGAACATAGACCCTGAACGAATTAAAGCATTACAGGAGTATGCGTATTATGTGTTCGATGAAAACATAAAAGCACACAACGATTACTATGTTTTACAAAGCGGTCTTTTAAGCATCATAGAACAAAATATACCGTTTTTATTCTCTCCTAATACTTTTGAATATTCTGAGTTTGATAAAACGGGTTTGATAGAGGACCATCACCATATAGACAGTTTTAACTGGGACTTCATTCCTGATAAATATTACTTAGAAAATGGCGCAGGACACTATGCTCAATTTAATCCAGAGATTATAGATGAGCAAGGTGAAGCAACTACACACTACCCTGTTAGCCACCATAACAGTCCATACGCACACTCTATATACGCAGAACATATACTAGACGAAGTGAATAAAAGGCAGTTATAACTGTAATAGTCAAAAATCACTTCAAAAAACACCGTTATTAGAATAAAACAGCACATATCATGTAAATAAAAATACGATGCATCAGAGGACACCTCTGGTGTAATAAAAATATTAGGAGAGTTACTATGTCAGAGAACAAAAGTGTACTAGAGCAAGTTCTAGAACATCTTCTAGCAGAAGACGAAGAGAAGGCCTCAGAACTGTTACACGGTTTTATGGTTGAAAAAAGTAGATCAATCTACGAAAGTCTGTTAGACGAAGATGCTCTTGAAGAAGCAATCGAAGAAGAAGTAGCATCCGAAGAAATAGTTGATGAAGCAGAGGAATCCGATGAGGAAGCAGTTGAAGAGGCTGAAGAATCAGAAGAAGAGCCTGTAGAAGAAACTGTTGGCGGATCACCTACAGAAAACTTTTACGATGAAGTAGAAGCAACAATTCATGACCACGAAGGTGGAGTGAATGAAGAAGAAGACGATATGGAACCAGAAATGCCAGGAATGGAAATGGACGGGGAAGAAGAGTCTGGAGAAGAGGAAGTTGAAGATAGAGTAGACGACCTTGAAGCACAACTAGACGAATTAAAAGCAGAATTTGAAAAGTTAATGGGCGATGAAGAATCAGAAGAAGGCGCAGAAGACGAGCCAATGGCTGATGCTGAAAACGAATTAGAAGATGAAATGGAAATGGAATCTTTTGAGGAAATCGACCTTGACGAAGAAGTTGAAGAAGAAGTTGTTGAAGAAGCAACTACATTCAGTAAACCTCAAAGTGCTAATAACGACTCAAGTGGCGACAACACCGCATCACCAAAATTCCCAAAGAAAGAAAATTTCGGATCAGACGAAAAATCTTTATTCGGTAAAGACGGTAGTGAAGGTAAGAAAGGCGGAGACACACCAAAAAGTAATCCATCAAGTGATAACACAGGTGAGAAACCAAAAGCCGCACCAGCACCGAAAGTTGCTAGTGAGAAGTCAGCAAGTCCAATAGCAGGAAAAGTTAAGTAATTAACTAATTAATTAAGGGAGATTTAAAATGTCAAGACAGTTATTTGAATATTATAGTCCAGAGAACGCAAACATTATAGTCGAGTCAGGAAAAGATGGCAAAGACTTAGTAATGAGTGGACTGTTTATACAAGGCGAAGTTAAAAATCAGAACGGAAGAGTTTACCCAAAAGATGAAATCATAACAGCGGTTGAATCAATTGGTAAACGTCTAACTGGTGGAGAGACTGTTTTAGGCGAGTTGGATCATCCTACAGAATTGCAAATAAATTTAGATCGTGTCAGTCATATGATATCAGAAATGCGAGTCGAAGGCTCAAATGGATACGGCAAACTTAAACTATTGGATACTCCGATGGGGAAGATTGCTGAAGCATTACTAAAAGGAGGCGCTAAACTAGGTGTAAGTAGCCGAGGAAGTGGTAATGTAAATGAAAGTGGTAGAGTTAGTGATTTTGACATAGTAACCGTTGATATAGTAGCACAACCAAGTGCTCCTGACGCCTACCCAAAAGCGATTTATGAAAGTTTATTCAATATGAAAGGCGGTGCGAGGATCCACGAGATGGCTCAATCCGTTACACATGACAAAAAAGCAGAAGTACACCTTGCACGTATGATGGAATCCTTCATACGTGAATTAGAACTCAAATAGGAGATAGCAAATGGCGAAGACATTTAATGACCTTTTAGAATCTGGAAACTTATCAGAAGACGTTAAGACTCAGATTCAAGAAGCATGGGAATCACGCCTTGCTGAGGCCAAAGACCAGTTAACAGCAGAACTTAGAGAAGAATTTGCACAAAGATTTGAACATGACAAGACACAAGTTGTTGAAGCCATGGACAAATTTATAACAAGTTCCCTCAAAGACGAGTTAGCAGAATTGGCTGAGGATAAGAAGGCAACTGTAGCCGAACGAGTAAACTATAAAAGAGCCGTTAGTGAACATGCTAACGTGCTTAACAAGTTCATCACAGAAACATTAGCATCAGAAGTCAAAGAGTTAAAGACAGACAGGATTTCACAAAATGAGAATTTTGCGAAGTTAGAAGGGTTTGTCCTAGACGCAGTGGCAGAAGAGATTAAAGAATTCCACGCAGACAAACGTGAATTGGCTGAAAAGAAAGTTCAGTTAGTCCGTGAAGGAAGAGAACAATTAGCAGATGCTAAAAAAGAATTTATTCGAAGAGCGGCAGATAAGGTTGAACAAACCATTTCTTCAGCACTGAAAAACGAAGTTTCTCAGTTTAAAGAAGATATCACGAAAGCTCGTGAAAACGAATTCGGCAGAAGAATTTTCGAAGCAATGGCAAGTGAGTATGGAACTTCGTATTTAAATGAAAATACTGAAGTGAGAAAACTTAAAGCAGAACTAACTACACTTAAAACTGAAGTTACAGATGCTAAAGTCGTAGCAGAGGGAATGGCAGAACAGAAAAATTTAGTTGAATCTAAACTCAAAATATCAGAGGATAGAGCAAACAGAAATAACGTCATGACAGGCTTACTTGCACCTTTAAGCAAGGACAAGAAAGAATTAATGACAGAATTGCTAGAAACAGTGAAAACAGATAGACTTGAAGAATCATTCAACAAGTACCTTCCAAGTGTAATAAACGAAGAAGTTTCTGTTAGATCAAAGAAAGCAATTATCAAGGAATCAGTGATATCAGAACACACTGGTAAAAGATCGTTGGACGGGCAGACCGGCTCCACCAATGAAGAAACCGTCGACCAATCAGTCATTGAGATTGATGAGTTACGAAAACTAGCCGGACTTAAATAATAGGAGAATATAATGGCAGAAGCATTATTTGAATCAAATTGGTCTGCAACCAAAGACGCCTTATTAGAAGGCCTAAACGGATCAAAAAAGAGCACTATGGACGTAATTCTTGAGAACGCTAAAGTTCAATTACAAGAAGCCGCTTCAGCAGGTTCAACAATGAGTGGAAACATCGCTTCTTTAAACAAAGTAATGTTACCTCTTATTAGAAGGGTTATGCCTTCATTGATCGCCAACGAATTACTTGGTGTGCAACCAATGAGTGGACCTGTAGGACAGATCCATACATTAAGAGTAAGATATGCAGAGTCTAAAGACTCAGCAGTGGCTGGACAAGAAGCACTTAGTCCTTTCGCATTAGCAACAGCGTACTCAGGAACTCCTGACGCGACTGCGGCAAGTGAAGGAACTGCAGGTAGCAAAATGTCTATCCAAATCTTGAAGCAAACAGTTGAAGCAAAATCAAGACGTCTATCAGCAAGATGGACTTTTGAGAGTGCACAAGACGCAAACGCAATGCACGGTGTTGACGTAGAGGCAGAAATTATGCAGGCTCTAGCACAAGAAATTGCGGTTGAAATCGACCAAGAAATGTTAGCAAAATTGAGAGCACTTGCTCCAACTGTTGACACTTTAGATTTTAACAGTGGAATCACAGGTACACAAACGTATATCGGTGAAAGACATGCAATCTTAGCAATTCTAATTAATAGAGTTGCAAACTTAATTGCCGCAAGAACAAGACGTGGCGCAGGTAACTATGTTGTTGTAAGCCCACAGGCTTTAACAATATTACAATCAGCGACTACTTCGACTTTTGTTAGAAGTACAGAAGGTCCTTTTGAAGCACCAGTAAACTCTAAGTTTGTTGGAACTTTAAACGGTACTGTTAAAGTATTTGTTGACAATTACGCGGCTGACGGAACATCAGTACTAGTAGGATATAAAGGATCATCAGAAACTGATGCGCCGGCATTCTACTGTCCTTACATTCCGTTGATGAGCACAGGACCAGTAATGGACCCTAGCACTTTTGAACCAGTTGTATCTTTCATGACAAGATACGGTTACATCGAACTTACTAATACAGCAAGTTCTTTAGGTAACGCGGCTGACTACTTAGGTGAAATTGCTCTAAGCAACGTTTCATTCAAGTAAGTTTTACTTACAAGAAACAGACTAAAGCACTTCCTTCGGGAGGTGCTTTTTTTTGACTTCACTATTATTTGGCGAATTTGATAAATATGTTAAAGCAACCTATCTATAGTGTGGAGTACAAATGGCAGATAAAAAACATATAATCAGATCCCAAGGCAACATTGACCTAACTGGTACAACAATTAACCAAACAGGTGATACTGTTATATCCAGTACCAATGAACTGCGAGTAAACGATGATCAGATTATTATTAACGCAGACCAGGGTACTACTACTTCAACACTAAAATTTAGAGCATCAGGTCTGTCAGACGGTACAATAAGTTGGGACGGAACTAACCACACATTTGTAGGTGGTATTTCAGGTAGTGTAACTGCTAGTTCAATAAGCGGATTATCTACAAGCAACTTATCAGAAGGTACTAATTTATATTATACTACCGCAAGATTTGATACTAGATTAGGAACTAAGTCTACAACAGATTTATCAGAAGGCACTAATTTATATTATACTAACGCAAGAGCAAGAACAGAGATAACAGGTGCTGATCTTGACATGGCAGGAAACAAAGTTTTATTTGGTAACATGTATGCCGCAGAAGGAGATTTACCAAGTGCGGCAACATACCACGGAATGTTTGCTCATGTACATGGCACAGCAAAAGGATACTTTGCTCATGGTGGCAACTGGATTAAGTTAATAGACGAAAGTAGTTCAACTACAGCAGATCTAACAGAAGGTTCAAATTTATATTATACAGATGCTAGAGCAAGACTTAGCATTAGTGCTACACATAGTGGCGATGGGTCATTATCATATAACAGCGGCACTGGTGTAATAACATCAGTAGGCGCAAGTGCTAGTGAAATACGAGCACATCTAAGTGCCGGCACAGGACTTACATATAGCAGTGGCGCATTTAGTATTACAAATTCAGGCGTTACAGCCTCGGCCTATGGTAGTGTTTCGGCAGTACCAACGTTTACTGTAAACGCACAAGGACAATTAACAACGGCGGCAGATGTAATCATAGCAATACCGCATACGCAAGTTACAGACTTTGATGCCGAAGCAAGAGCATTGATAAGTGTTACTGACGCAGGCGGAGACGGATCATTAGCATACAATAGTACAACTGGTGTAATTACTTACACAGGCCCAAGTGCCAGTGAAGTAAGAGCCCATGTAACTGGCGGAGACGGAATAGACTTTGCTAGTGGTGTTGTAGACGTTGACAGTACAGTTATAAGAACAACTGGTACACAAAGTATAGCAGGTGCTAAAACGTTTAGTACAAGTGTTGTACTACCGGCAGTAACAATGCCTAGTTCATCAGGTGGCAACTATGTTGCTGGTGATAACTCAACTAAAGCGGCCTCTACAGCCTATGTAGAAACAGCAATTACAAGTTTAATAGACGGAGCACCAGGTACATTAAATACACTAAATGAATTAGCCGCGGCATTAAATGACGATGCTAGTTTAGGTACTGCCGTAACAAATAACACAGGCGACATTACAAACTTAAAGGCAATTGATTTAATAGCAGGCGTAGGCTTAACAGGTGGCGGAAATTTAACTGCTAACAGAACATTTACTATTGGCGCAGGTAATTACATAATTGCTAACGTAGACGATATAGCCGTAGATGCCACAACAACAAATACAGCAAGTAAAGTTGTAGCCAGGGACGGTTCGGGTAACTTTGCCGCAGGCACAATTACAGCAACAACATTTAGCGGTGCGGTGTCTACTAATCAATGGGAATTGGGCAATGATATTGTACCAAAAGTTACCAATGAAGGTAGCCTAGGTAGTTCGACTAAAAAGATTAATAACATACACAGTAACCAAGCAGATATTACTACAGTTAACTTTAACTATGCGAACATAACACCAACAGCATCGGCAACTACCACAGGTGGCTTAAACATTAAGAATACAGATATTAACTTATTCAGTAATGCCGTAACAGTAGGTGGAGCACAAATAGGATTCTACGATGCGACAGAGATAAGCAATAACGCATTCCACACAACAAGTGCTACACAGATTTTAGGTAACGACAGCACATTAAAAGCATACAGTGGTGGAGCATTACAGTTCCAGTATAACTTGGATTCAGCACAGGCAAATTCATCAGTACAATTTGTAAATGCCAGAGGTGTTACATCAAGTCCTGTTTTAGAGATGACAAAAAATGGTTTAACAACTATACAAAATTTAAGACTATTGGATTCGTCCAATGTCAGTTTAGCACAAATAGATCCAGCACAAAGCAGTGGCGCTATAGCAACAGCAAGAGCGGCCGGCACATTAGACGGTATGATATTTTATGATGGAAATAACATTAAAGGTATTGCTCAAGGTAGTCTAGTAACACTATCAGCAGTAGATCCATTCTCATTAACAAACGCATCAAGCGGTGTAGAAACATCTACACGCAAAAACTTAATGAAGAAAACTGGTAACTTACATGTATCACGAAATTTAGCAGTAGGTACAGGGTTAGGCATAGCAGAAGCAAGTGACGTAGTAACTGTTTCCTTTACAGGTGACACAGACGTAGTAACAGAAGGCTCGTCAAATTTATATTATACAGATGCTAGAGCAAGAGCATCGTTAAGTGCGAGTGGTGGCGTAACATACAACAGTGGCACAGGTGCTATTAGTTGGAACGGAACCACATCAAACGTAACAGAAGGAACAAATTTATACCATACAACAGCAAGAGCCAGAGCGGCTATTAGTGTTAGTGGTACAGCATTAGCATACGATAATGCTACAGGTATTTTATCATTAACTGAAGCAGGCGATGTTACAAGTGTTGTAGCAGGCGATGGTTTAAGTGGTGGAGCAACAAGCGGTGAAGCAACATTGGCAGTTGACAGTACAGTTGTAAGAACAAGTGGAACACAAACAGTTGCCGGTGCTAAGACATTTAGTGCTAGTACTACATTCACTGACAGTATTGTAGGACCAAGTTCAGCAGTATTGTTTGACGCAAGTGGTAAACTACAAGCAACAGCATTAAGTACAAGAAGTACAACAGATTTATCAGAAGGCACAAATTTATATTACACAGATGCCAGAGTAGATACGCAGATAAACAGATCATCAGCCGCAACAGGCGAAGTATTAAGTTACAATGGTTCAGACTATGATTGGGTAGCAAAAGATAGCGGCCCACAAGGTGATAAGGGAGCTCAAGGAGCTCAAGGTACTACTGGCGATAAAGGAGCCACAGGTGCTCAAGGACCATTAGGCCCACAAGGACCAACAGGACCACAAGGAACAACAGGTGATAAAGGAGCTCAAGGAGCCACCGGTGCTCAAGGTACTACTGGCGATAAAGGAGCCACGGGTGCTCAAGGACCACAAGGCAACGTAGGTAATAAAGGTGAAGTTGGACCAACAGGTGCTCAAGGACCACAAGGCAACGTAGGTAATAAAGGCGAAGTTGGGGCAACAGGACCAGCAGGGGCAACAGGACCACAAGGACCACAAGGAAATGTTGGACCAGTCGGACCTCAAGGACAGAAAGGCGTCACAGGAGCTCAAGGAGCTCAAGGTACAGCAGGTACTACAGGTGATAAGGGAGCTCAAGGTGCTCAAGGATTTCAAGGTACAGCAGGTGCTCAGGGTAATAAAGGTGAAGTTGGTGTCACAGGTGACAAGGGAGCTCAAGGAGCCCAAGGGTTACAAGGACCGCAAGGTAATATTGGACCACAAGGTAATGATGGTAGCAATGGATCTAAAGGTCAGAAAGGTGAAAACAGTACTGTAGCAGGACCATCCGGTGATAAGGGATCCACAGGTGCTACTGGACCAACTGGTAATCCATTCCCAGGTGGTACATTTAGTGGTGATATAACAACACAAAATATTATAGCAACTGGACCAACAGGAACATACGATATAGGT